CCGCCATGATGCCTGCCGAGAGGGCAGCGTCGGTGCCGGTGGCCCGCGAAAGGTCGAGCACCGCCGCAGTCATGTTCTCGATCTCTTTCGGGCTGAAGCCTGCCCGGCCGAGCTCGGTCATGAGGTTGGCGACCTCGACCGCCGTGAACGATGTCGTAGCGCCGAGGTTACGGGCCACCTCGGTGAGCCGCTGCAGTTCCGACGCGCTCGCCTGCGAGACCGCGGCCGTGGCCCGGATCGCGTCGTCAAACTGGGCGAAGTTTCGCATCGCCAGGCCGAGCGGCAGGGCGAGGGCCGTGCCGACCGTCGCCATCCGCGTGCCGAGATTGGTGAGCGACGCCCCCATCTGCCCGATACGCTTTTGCAGGCCATTCAAGGCCGCAAAAAACTTCTTGGGATCGGCACCGATCTCGATGAAGACCTGCCCGCCTCTGACTGCTGTTGAGCTCATACGTGTTTCTGCCAGTCAGGGCCGAGGAGCTTTTGGATCTCTTCCGGAGTCGCCTCTCTAGGCTTCACCTTCTTTGCGAAGGGATTTAATTTTTCCGGCTTCGTCGTGGGGGCGTGTTTGGCCTTGTTGATGTTTGCGTTTTGGGCGAGGAGGTTGGCGGTGTGCCACCAATCCATCTCTAGGCGGCTGTCTCTAGCGGTGAAGAGTTGTCGGAGGGTCCACTTGCCGGGATGGACGCCGAGGATTCCGGCGGCTTCGTAGATGGCATCCCAGACGCTCCGATCAGGCTCTCCACCGTTGCCGCTGCCAGACCGGCCTCCGCCTTTGCCGTCAGCTCCGTCGCCATTTCGTCCATTTTGGCGACCAGCAGACCGACCATTCGACGGAGGCGAGGCGGGAAAAAATCGACGAGCTCCGCCTCAAGCGCTTTCACGCCCGCCTCCAATGCGTCGCCCTTGAGGCCTTCCAAAAAGTCCTCCTTGGTGAGTTTCTTCTCGTCGCACTGCTTGCGGCAGATCGCATAGAGGATCTCGCCGATCTTGCCGTATTGGCTGCGGAGCACTTCGAGCGTGCGAGAGATGTTGCCGGCGTCGATCATGTCGAAGGGCTCGGTCCGCCGCTGCCGCTCAATGCGGCCGTCGGCCTGCTCCACGTCGTCGGTCACGTCGATCGTGACCAGCCCCCGCACACGGTCGGCAGCCGCCACCGTCAAGGCGACCATCCACGGGCGGCCCTGGTCGTCTTTGAATTCTTTCATCGCAATCCGCTCCTCGTCATCTTGGCCTCGATCGTAAGAGTCGCCACACCATCTACGCTGAACGTCTCGGAGACGCCGGTCACGACCGCCGTGAACGACCATCCGCCAGAGCCGCCGGATACCGAAATCTGCGTGCCGCCTTGCAGATCCGAAAACAGCGCGCTCGCATCCGCCGAGTCATTCAATTCGACCGAGACCGTGGCGTCGTAGCCGACGGAATAGACCTCGGACAGGCGCGACCCGTAGGCGTTGATGTCGATCGTCTTGGCCGACTCTGAGATCGTGACGCTCCTCGCGCTGGCGATATTGCCGCCGACCGAGATGGAGCAGTCCTTTCCGAGAGTGATCGCCACGGTTTAGCCCCTGCGAGCGGATACCGTGAAGGTGACAGCGCCATCGATCGAGATGTTTTCAGTGACGCCCATCACAAGGAAGTTGCTCGTCGCCGTGTTGCTCTCAAGGGCCGCAATCAGGCCGGAGGCGTCGTGGCACTCGATCTCCCACATCTGCGTCTTGAAGCCGGCCTTGTTGGCCTTGTAGCCGGCGGCACCAGACGCACCGCCCTCGTTCGTGCGATTGGTCACATCAATGACCTCGCACTCCTCCGTAAACGTCGCCGAGATTACGTCAACGCCGAAAGGAGGCGCTGCGCCGTCTTTGCCGAGTGTGATTGCCATGTATTAAGGCTCCTGTGATTAGGACTGCGTGTCGGATCGCGAGCCCGAAACGGTGAATGTCTTGATGCCGTCGATTGGGTCGCTCTCGGCGATATTCGTGACGATGTAAACAACGTTTCCCGTATCGGCTCCGGCGAGCGTGAACGTAGCGCCGATGTTGACGCCTGGCTCGTCGACGCACTCAAGCTCGACGGTCTGCTCGATGAGCGCCTTTTTGTATTTGCGAAAGCCGGTCGCGCCGTCGGCGAACGTCGTCACGTCGATCTCCGAGGCCGAGCTGCTGACGGTGCAGCTTCGAGCGTTTGCGACGCCCGTGACGACTACGTCTTTTCCAAGAGTGATTGCCATTTTTGGCTCCGAGTGGCTTGATGCCGCTGCCGCGGCGATAGGCTCAAATTAGGGGCGACCGCTGGCCGGCGTTAGGGGGTGTGTCTCGCCCGTCATGGGCCGTAGATCTTGTTCTTCCACTGGGCGGCGAGCTTGTCTCGCTTGGCGTCGAGGCCCTTCTTCATGTAGCGGCCCGGCTTCACCTTGCCGCCGGCAGTGGCGAGAACCTTGCCCTTGCGCCGGGTGTGGGCCGGGTCGATCCAGAGGCCGACGTAGGCCGAGCCGCCACGCTGCGAGGCAGTCAGAAAACGGCCTCGCTGGTCGCGACGCTTGCCGCTGCCGCCGGAGAGCATGTTTCCCGGTGGCGGAAACTTCTGCATGAGTTTCGACTTGCCGGGATACCGGCCGACGAGCTTCAGCACCCGGCGGGCCGACCCGCCAAACTCCTGCAGTTTGTTCAGCCAGGTCGCCTCGTTGGTCGGGCCGATCACGACCGAATCCTTGCGGGTGTCGACCTCAAAACGGATCAGCGTCCGCAGGAAGCCTGTCCGAGTCGCCCCTCGGCCGCGAGGGTTTTTCCAGCTCGTCACCTTGCCTGGGATCGGCGGGCGAAACTCCATCGCGAGCACGGGCCGGCCGTCCTTGGTTCCGACCTGCGACCAATTCGGTTTTGTCTTCACGTTGCGGTGTGAGAACTGCTTGCGGGCCGACCGCTGCACGATCACGCCGGCACCTGGCAGGGCCTCGCGGGTGCCACGCTTGATTTTCTTGCGGATGTGGGCCTTATTGATCCTCGACCGGACCTTGATCTTCGGCTGCATGGATTACTCCGGCAGTTGGTCGGCCTGAAATGACCTGTAGGTCGCCGTGATCACCGCCCGCCAGGCGTTGCGTTCGCTCAGGGCGTCGTCGGGGTTGATCTCGATTGCGACCGTGATCGGGCTCGTCACGCCCTCCGGAAACTCGACCGCCTCGGCCCACTCGTGCGCCCGCACCTGAAGCAGGGCCTCCTCGGCCAGGTCGAGCATCCCGTCGACCTCGGAGTCGCTTTGGACGTGGCGACCGACGAAGACGGAGACCTCGTAGTCGATCTGGCTGACGTTGCGGCTGATCCGCGAGACCTCGGCCGATCCCGGCGTTACGAAGATCACCGGATCGGCCATGGCCTCTAGGTCGATGGAGACCCAGTTCTTCCGCTCAACCGTCGTCGAAGCGATCGACCACGTCACATCCTGAAGGCCAGCCGCAAGAGCATCAGCAATTTGTCGCAGGTAGGAGCTCATTGGCTGTCCCGAGGATGCGGGCCATCGCCTCGACGTTGGCCGTCAGACGCTGGTCGTCTGGGCATCGTGCCACGGCCTCCCTAGCCAGCGAGAGGGCTTGTGGCCGCATCCCAAGCTCCCAGGAGGCGACCGCTGCGAGGTCAAAGGCTTTTGCGAGAGCCTTGGGATCGTTGCAGTGGCTCGGAGCGTCTTCTGCCTTGATCGCCATCGAGGCGAAGGCGAGCACCTCCCGCCACTGCCTTTTCCCGTAGTTGAGCCACGCCAGCCGCTCCCATGCGTCGGGCTCGCCGGGGGCCTCCTTGGCCGCCTGGTGCATCTCCCGCTCGTCGTGCGTCAGCCGGCAGAGCTGCCGTCGCGCGTAGGATCGCTCGGTGGCCGACCCGCCCGGCATCTCCAAGTAGCCGCGAAACTCTTCCACGGCGTCGGCGTGCATCCCGGCGTAGTCGAGCTCACGGGCCAGATACCAGCGAGCACGGGCGTCGTGCGGAGCCTCCCGCACCGCCACCCGCAGCAGCTCTAGGTCGGTGACGTGTTTCTTTCCGGCGTCGCGATGGTGGTGGATCTCCAGGCCCTCGGCCACGGCCATCACCCGCTCGCCAGACCAGCAGACGAGACCCTCGTGGGTCGCTGCCGACCAGCGGAAGCCGCGGCGAGCGTGGACCCTGTCGGAGAGGAAGACGAGGCCCGGCCTGCCGTCGGCCTCCCACGACCAGACGTAGCGATACCGGAGGTTGTTGACGTTGTCGACCCAGGCCCGCTCGATCGCCTCACGCCAGCCGGGCTGCAGCCGCTCGTCGAGATCGAGCCTCACGCAAACATCGACATCGGGCGGCAGGTGCGAGAGCGAGAGATTGTGGGCATCGTCCCAGCGCCACGGGCAGACGTAGCCGGTCGCCACGGTCACGCCACGATCGTAGAGCAGGTCGACCGTGAGATCGGTTGAGCCGGTGTCGGTGACCAACCGCACGTCGGCATCCTTGCACGAGTCGGCCCAGGCGACGCAATGCTTGGCCTCGTTTCGGGCGAGGGCGTAGACGCCGATCCTCATGTGATCACCGCCGCTTGCCGGAGACCGTCGTTGATCCATTCGACCGACCGCTGCCGGTCGGCCACAAATTGCACGACCGCCGCCTTTACCTGGACGTTGTCGCAGTCGTCGGCCAGGATCGCTGGCACATGGGCCACGAGGTTGAGATCTTGCAGCGCCCCGGCGTAGGAGTGGTCGCCGTCGACGTGGGCGAAGTCTGCCGGCGGCAGGCTCCGCACCTTGTGGCTGTCGACCACGATCAGCGAGGCGTCGATCGCCCACCGCTCGACGACCGTCTTCCAGTGGGCGAGGCAGTCGATCGAATCGTCGTCCATTGCCCCATCTAGGCAAAGGTAGCGGGCGTCAGGGGCCGCAGTGGCGAAGACAGCCAGCGAGTAGCCGCAGCGGGTGCCGATCTCGATCACCCGCTTGGGTCGCAGGTCGGCGACGATCGTCGCCTTTCTGTAGTAGTGGCCCTCGACCCGCTCGTCGAGCTGAAACCAGTCGTGAGGCCGCCAGACCTCGGAGAGCGTCTTGGCGATCTTGTCACGAAACGGGGATTTCATTGAGCAGGGCCTCGATTCCCTTGGCTGGCACCTCGACGAGCCAGGCCTCGGCGTCACGCACGCCAAACGAGACGACCACGCGGTCGCCGAGCACGGCCAGCCCTGCGGCAAACTCGATCGCCTTCGTTTCCCGAAACGCGAACGGCTGCGAGATCCGCCGCAGAGCGAGGGCATTGTCGAACCAGGCGAAGCGATGCTCGTAGGCCCTCTGGTCGCCGCTGAAGGCGACCTCGTGGATCACGGCGAGGTAGCCCTCGGCGAACGGCACGACCTGGCCGCCGCCGCGGAAGTCTTTAGCGATATGGGCTGCCGGCGATCGCTGGTGCATGAGCCACGCCCCGGCGAGCGTCGGGTCGGCGTCGACCGTGACGGTGTGGCCGGCGTGGCTGACGGCGTAGACCCAGCCGCCACGCCCCTCGATCGGCATCCAGTTTTTCTCGTGCTCCTGGCAGGAGAGCGAGGAAAGTACGAAGAGATTCCGGAAGGTAGCGGAGTCGATGTCGAGGTCGGCCGTGGCGATCCTGCACGAGCCGTCGAACGGGGCAGCGTTTCGCACGGTGGCCGAGACGCCTATCCCAGTTTGGGTATGCCGGAGGCGGCAGTCTTCGAGACCGTCGACCGGGTAGTCGGTCGTCGGGTAGCCGGGGCCGGCGATCGGGCGGCAGTCTCGGATCGAGAGGTCGGGCCGGTAGCGAACGAGGAGGTTTTCGGTACGGATCACGCCGGCGTCGGAGGGCGGCATCTCGTAGCGGCCGTCGATGATGCGGTAGTTGCTCGACCGCACGATCGCGAGCAGCTCGTCGCCGTGGGCGAGGATCGTCGGGTTGAAGACCGACCAGCCCTCGTGGGCCGGCTCGATGTCGATTCGGTGGAAGCGGGCCTCGGCGATCTCGTCGAGTGCCTGGGCGTACCAGAGGCGGTTGCTGCGGGTCTGCATCTCGACCTCCGGCGGCAGGGGAGTCGAGAGGAGTCGCTCGCAGGCGCGGCGACCGCAGTCGAGCTCTCCGGCGTAAAAGGCGTGAACGGCGAGGGCAAAATCGTGCTCGTGCATGGCGAGCATTTTCGCCGGGCCGTCATTTGCCGGAGAGGGGGTCGGGAGGCTCTACCCTCAATG